ACAACGACGAGGATTTGGCGGAACTCAAGGAGATGGACCCGCTCTGGCAGAAGTTGCCCTTCGGGATCACTCACCCAGACAAAGAGCAGACTGCGGAGATGGAACGCATTCGCCTTGAGGCGGAAGCGCAGGCCGCGCAGGAGTTCGCTGCCGCTGGCGTCGAGTTGCCGGCTGATCTCGGCAAGAAGCGCAAGGCGGCGTGATGGCGACCGCTCTGGAACTGATCACCGACGCGCTGATGGACATCGGCGTGCAGGGTCTGGAGCAGCCTGTCACCGCTGCAGATTCGCAGTTGGCGTTGCGGCATCTGAACCGGATGCTCGCGAAGTGGGCGAATCAGCCGGCGGCGATGTACAACAACTATCTGGACACGCTCGCGCTGACTCCAGGAGTGCAGTCGTACTCGACCTCTCTGCTGTCGCAGGGCAATCCACAAATGTGGAACGATGTAAACGTCACCATCGGTGGTGTGACGTATCCCTGCGACTTCGTCACTGCGGCGCAGTGGGACCAACTCGCGTTCAAGGCGACATCTGGATTGCCGCGTTGGTGCTGGGTGGATGTATCGTGGCCGAACAGCACGATCTACTTCTACCCGCTGCCGTCCGCAGCCTACACCGCGAACTTCCGCCTTCAGTTGAACGTGAACGGAACCATGACGCTGGCGACTACGGTGTCGCTGCCGCCCGGTTACGAGACGGCAATCGTGGCGAACCTCGCGGTGCGGCTCGCGGTGCCCTATACGCGCCCGGTGTCCGCTGAACTGGCCGCAGAAGCTCGCGATTCTCTCGCGTGGCTCAAGCGCACCAACCACAAGCCGGAAATCATGGACACGACCCAGTTGCCGACAGGTCATCGTCGCTGGGTTGACATCAATCGAGGATATTGAGAATGCCAGCACCAGAAGCGAAGTACATCACTACCGGCACCGCCGATTTCACTTGGGACGATTTCGAGGTCATGTCCGACATCTGCGCGGGCGAAGAGATCCTGGAACACGTCAGCAAGGGCGGAATTATGATCCCTGACGTGGGCGACGCGCAGAAGCAGCGCTGGGCGCGTCTGGTCGCGGTCGGGCCAGGCCGCACGCATGAGAACGGTCACTTTGAAGAGATGCGCTTCAAGGTCGGCGACGTGGTGATGTTTGGCAAGTATCAGAGCGGTGGCGAGCCGATCATCGTCGGCGGTCGCATGACGTTACTGTTCCGCCAGGGCGACTTCACTGGGCGCCTGAAGAAAGATGCGGCGAGCCTCGTCGCGTTGGATCGCACACCGGATCTGAAAGTCGTCGCCTGACATCGTGCCGAACATCGTCCCACTCTTCGGGAGCAACACGCTCGGCAAGTCGGTGAACATCACTGGCGAGCGGCGCATCAACGTCTACGCGGAGATCTACAAAGATCCCGACAAGACGCAAATCGCGTTCTTCGGTATGCCGGGACTGGTGCGTTCTGGCCGCATCGCGAATGACACCGCGGTGCGCGGATTCAGTGAGCAGATCACCAACTTCGGCGGCGTCGTCGGCAATGACGCGATCATCGCCGCGTTCAGCGACTTCACACCGGGCGCAAACGGCGTCGGGATGGGGTTCTTCACTCCCGGCATCACGACACCGCAGTTGAACTATGCGGCGTCGGTGACCGGCCTAGTGACGACGCAGGGTCCGGTGGCAATGGCATACAACGGATTCGGCCTGCTCGCCGTCGATGGCAATCGTGGCGCTCATATCCTGACCGGCGCGGTCGGCACGGTGACGCAACTGCCGGGAGCGACCTCGTTCCCAGCGGGTGCATCGAGCGTCTGCTTCCTCGGTGGCAAGTTCTTCGTCAACGACCCGTCGTTCCCCGGTCGATTCCGCGCCAGCGGCACCTACGACGGCACCGCCTGGGCCGCGCTCGACTTCTGGACCGCGGAGTCTTCAGCGGACCCGCTCACTGCGATCGCGGAGTCGCTCGGCGAGCTCGTCGCGCTCGGTCGCGACACCATCGAATTCTGGGGACTGACCGGCGGCACCGACATCATCCGCCGCATCGGCAGTTCCGGGATCGATTGGGGCTGCACCGCGAAGTCGAGCATTTCCAAGGTTGCCGGCGGATTGTGCTTCGTCGGTCGTTCGCGCACTGGTGGCGAGAAGATGGTGCTGATGCTGCAGGGTCATACCTGTACGCCGCTCTCGGACCCGAACGTGATCGCCGACATCAACGCGAGCGCATCACCTGACAGCGCGACCGGCATGGGCTACACCATCGCCGGTCACCAGTTCTATCAACTGAATCTGCCGGAAACGTCGTGGTGCTACGACTTCAGCAGCGGGTTCTGGTCGGAGTTGCAGACCGATGGCGGGCGTGCCGCAGGGAACTACTCTGTCGCAGCATTCGGCAAGGTGTTCAGCAGCGACTACCGCGATGGGCGGATCTACACGTTCGACCCGAACACCTACTCCGACGACGGCAACGTGAAGGCTCGCGAATTGTGGACGCGACATATCTTCCATGACCTCGACCGCGTGAGCATCCAGCAGTTGCAACTCGACATGGAGAGCGGCATCGGCACGGTCCCGCAGACGAACGCGAGCGCGATCCAGTTCACCAGCCCGTTGACGGCAGGCGGATTCGCGAGCGCGTTTTCTGGCGCGGCGATGTCCACCGCAAGTTGGGCCGTGCAGATGAAGCTCAAGATCCCGCTCGCTCTGATTCTCAGCGCTGGGGCTGGCGTGCCTCTCTTTGAAAAGCGAGCCGCTGCGGCGACGCCTGCGCCGCAGATCGCGTTCGGGACCACAACGATCACCGTCGCCAACGCCATCGGCGCCGGCGTCGCTGTCGGACCCGTCTCGCCATACCTGTTGCTGCCCGACACCTGGTTCATGTTGAGCGTCTGCTACGACGACACGACGGGCGCGTTTGGGATCTATTCCAATGCGAATGCGCTGTACACAGAAACGGTGATCCGCAACTGGGGCGGCACAAGTGCAGCGCTCGCGGTCGATATCGGGCGCGTCAACTTCCTGACCACCAATATCGCGAGCGGTGGCATCCAGTTCAGCGAGATCCGCATCTGGAACCAGAACCTGACCGCTGCCCAAGTCGCGGCGAACTACAACCTCAATCTGACCGGAGCGGAAACGGGATTGCGAGCGTTCTGGGGCACGTTCAACCAGATCGGGCAGTTCGCTCCTGACGGCACTGGGCGCGGCAATTCCCTCAACTGGACCGATCCGACGATCATCGTGTCGAGTCGCGACGATGTACCGATCACGCCGCAGCGCAACGCGCAGATGATGATGCAAATGTCGCAGGATGGCGGGCACACCTTCGGCAACGAGCGTTGGGCCGACATCGGGGCGCAGGGCAACTTCCAGCAGCGCGTGATCTGGAACAAAGTTGGCATGGCGCGTGACGCGCTATTCCGCTTCCGCATGACTGACCCGGTGAAATTCGTGATTGCGAACGGGGCGATGAACGTCGTATGAACATCGACCCCGTCTCGTCGCAGATCCTCCAGCCTGACCCGCGAGCGGGAACCGCATTTGGTGCTGCCGCTGGCGTGCAGCAAGGTCATCAAGTGCCCGCCCCAGAACTGACGAACTGGCAGAGTCAGGTTACCGACGCGGTGCAGCGTCTGTTCGCGACTGGAACGACCGCGCAGCGACCGGCGAATCCGGTGCTTGGGCAGGTGTTCTACGACACAACACTCAAGCGCGAGATCGTCTGCACGACCGTGAACACCGGCAACAATACTGGTGATGCGGTGTGGACTCTCTCGCCAGGATTCACCGCGAGCTTTGAGGTCGAGCAGCAAGTCAACCAAGCGATCGGTGCTGCGGCGCAGACACTGGTGACGTTCAATACGGTTGTCCTTGATCCGCGCGCGTGGTGGAACGCTGGAACTTCACGGTGGGTTCCGCAGATCGCCGGGACGTACTACTTCTATGCCCAGTTGTCCTATACCCCCATCGTTGGACTCGACTACCAACTGAGCTACATCCGCAAGAACGGTGTGAATCGTCGTCCCACCATGAACACAACCACCATCGCGCAGTTGTTCTCCCTTCCGGTGTCGTGCAGTTATGCGATGAACGGGACGACCGACTATGTCGATGCGGCCTTCTTTTCGCAGGGCGGCGGTTGCACGTTGTACGGCGCTGCATTTGGCACCGCCTACTCATACTTCGGCGGATACCTTTTGACATGAGCAGTTATATCGACAGAGGCACCAACGGTCAGAGCGACACCGGGCTTCAGCTGCGCGACTTCCTGCTCAACGGTGGCGCGCTGATGCAGGGCGACGCTGCGGACCCGCGCCTCGCCGCGAATCTCGCTATCGCGCTGAAGTACGATCCCAACGCGAAGCTCGCCGACAACGGTTATGGGCAGAGCTACATTGCGGCCGACTGGGACAAGATGCCGAAGATCGGCGGCACGACGGGCCTCAACAGTCTCGACATGGCGAACGGCAAGGGCGCGACGCTCGCGCCGACGCAGGCTGGCAACGATCAAGCGATGCGAATGAACGGCGGCGGCGGCATCCTGCATGGGCTGATCGATCCATCGAAGGTGTCGCAAGACGAGAACTACGGCGACGTGACCGACTCGAGCAACATCACGTCGAAGTTCCTCCCGGAGAAGCAGACGTGGCTCGACTACGTCGGAAAGTACGGTCCCAGTTTGGCGATGATGGCGCTGGGCGTCCCGCCAGCGGCATCGATGCTCATGGGTGGGATGCAGACGCTGGGCCAGGGCGGGAAGCTCAACCCGGTCCAACTGGCGATGAACGCGTCGGGTTTCATCCCTGGGATGGAGGGAATCGCTCCATACGTTGGGTACGCGAAGCAGGGCATGGCAGCCTACAATGCGCTCAACAATTTCAATCGCAATCCAACAGGAAGCGGACTGACGCTCGCGAACATCGGAGCTGGTGCCTTCGGAGGGCCGAACAATGGCGGGTGAAAACTTCGATCTGGGCGACAACTGGGACTTGCTGGGCGATCCCTCGCAGTACGGACTCGGCAGTCCGTACGATGGATCGTTCGATCTGAACACCAGCGGCGCGCCAACTGGTGGTGGTTACGTGCCCGGCAACGTCAACGCTGGCGACGACGAGCAGACTCTGGCGAACTCCACCTATGCGGGCGGCGGCGCCGATCCGGGCAGCACGCCGAGTATCAGCGACTTGGCGAAAACGCTGGGGAAAGCGCTCGGCATCACGTCCGCTGCCGATCTCGGGAAACTCGCGGCAATGATTGCCCCCTTCGCCGGGGCGCTCTACAGCAACAGTAAGACGAAAACGGCAGCGAATCAACTGAATAATTCGCTGAACACCGCGAACACTACGCTGACCGACGCCTACACCAAGGCGGGCGCGAACCTGCAGCCGTACGCGCAAGCTGGCACCGATGCGATGAGTCGTGCGCCGGGGATGATGTTCAAGCCGACGAACTACGGAGCGCTCGCGCAGAACTTTGGTTCGATCAATGGTGGTGGCCCGCTGTCTCCGCAATTTCAACCGCTCGGCGCTGGTCGTGGACTGACGCTCGGCAACATAGCGAAGAGGTAATCATGCCGATGACACGCAACGATCCGAACGCGTTCGACCCCAGCACTGGTGGTTGGGGAATGTCCGCGGCTCCTACCGGCTATGATCCCGGCCAGCAAATGAAGGGCCAGTACCCGACGCTGGGCGACATCGGCACCGGGCAGAACGATCTGTGGGGGATGAAGAAACAACCGCAGCTCGGTTATCAGCAGGGCGGTGACCTCAGCGGTGGCAACATGCCTCTGCCGGGACTGCCGACAGGTAGCGGCGATCCGATGGACGCGCTCAGTAATGCGGGCATCAAGGATCAATCGCAATTCAACGCGGCAACCGGCGCTACAGGTATGCCGCCGATCTCGATTGACCCGGTGCCCCCCGGAGGAATTCCCCCCGATCCAACCGGCGGCACGCCGTCGATTGGGATGCCGCCGGTCGCGCCGGGCGAGGGTGGTGTCGGTGGATTCCCGCCGCCGCAACCGCCGCACGGTGATCCGTTCCCGCCGCCGGCGCCGGGCAGTTTGTTCGGGACTGGTCCCAGCACTCCCGGCGGCTACAAAGACCCGTCGCAAAATCAAGACTTCAGCCAGTGGGGTCCGATGAACAACGGCATCAACCTGCCGGGGATCGACCAGCCAAGCGGCACCGCGCCAAGCTCGCAGGCGGGCTACAAGCCGCCGCAGCAACCGGGTTGGGGCGGAGGTGCCATGACGGGCGGAAAATCGATCTGGGGCGATTCTAGCCAGCCCTACGCTGGTTTCGCCGGAAAGTCGCCGTTTCGTCGCGGCAGGATGGGGTACTGACCATGCCGCCCCCTCTCACCCTTGGCTCCCTGTCGCGCAACCCCGGTTCGCTGACCGGGGCGCAACTCTTCGGCAACCTACGCACGACAACGCCATATTCTTTGGCGAATAACAACCGTGCGACGATTCCCGGAGGCGAGCAAAAGGTGCCGCTCAACATGGGCTATACCGGGCCGCCGCACGGCCCCGGCGACATGAACGCCTACAACCCTGACGGCACGCCCTACACCTCCGCGCCCGGCGACTGGGGCGGATTCAACGACCCGAACACTCCGGGCGCTTCGATGCCGTGGCGTGCCGGTCCCGGCGATCAGCGCACGACGACCCCGTCGCAGAACACGGCCGCGTCAACGTTCGACGCGAACGCTGCGCCGCCGCCCGGTGGCACCAACTGGTGGCAGGGAAGCACCTACGCGAACTCGGGGACAAACTTCAACGCACCCGGTTTCCAGCCGGGTGTCGTGCGCTCGGGCAAGGCTGCTGACGGATCGGTGATCAATCCAGACTACAACAATTCAGGTGGTTTCACGGCGAACAAGAACTACGACACCGGCACCAATCAAGCCATCGACTGGATCACTGGCGGCGTCGGCGCGAATGCTGCGAACATGACGCCGCAGCAGATCCAGCAGATGTTCCAAGGAACGCAACTGCGCGATGGGACGTTCTCAGGACCGACGCCGAAGGACACGATCTACACCGATCCTGCGGCCTACATCGGCGCGTACGGGCAGCAGGGCTACAAGGGCAGCAACGCCAACTCAGCCAGCACCGGCAATCAGCAGCAACTGTTCGACACGATGTCGGATTCCAATCTGTCGGAGGCGCAACGCGGCGCGGCAAGAAGTTCGTTGCTCGCATCGCTCGGATTCGCTGGCGACAACGCCGACTCCGGTTCTGCAGCGAACACCGCGCTCGCACAGTTCATGGCAGGGCACTCGATGAGCGCCGGCTACCAGACGCCGAACAATGCCGCGGGCGACAACGCGATGCAGCAAGCGCTGCTCGCTGGTTCCGGTTTCGAGGGAATGCCGCAAGCGCAGGCGCAAGCCATCGCGAAAGCGCAGCAGGACAAAGCGAATCACACTGGCGCATGGGCGAACAGTCCTGGCGCTGGGCAGTCAGGTGATCAGACGGGCACGTCGGCGAACCCGGCACCCGGCACGACTCCAGGTACGAGTGCTGGCACGGGCGGCGTCGCGAACGGTGGCAACAACCTCGGCAGCAGCACCGCGCCGAACACGTTCACCGAAGCACCCGGCAACTACACGGGTGGGATGTCGCTCGCGAACTACTTCGACCCGTCGTACGACTTCCGCGAGCAGCAGGGAGAGAAGGCGCTCGGCAATACCTACGGTGCCGCCGGCAACTTCCTGTCGGGCACCGCGCTCAAGGGCATCAGCGACTACGGTCAGAACGCAGCTTCGCAGGAGTACGCGAACGCGAACCAGCGCTACATGGCAGACAAGGGGTTCAACTACAACGTTGACAACAACGACCGGAACTTCGGCTACCAGGCTGCGAACAACGACCGCAATTTCGCCTATCAGCAAGGCGTGGACAACCGCAACTTCGGGTACATGGCGGCGAACAATGACCGCAACTTCGGCTACCAGCAGGATCTGAACAACCAGCAGATCCCGTGGCAGCAGAACATGACGCTCGCGAACATGGGCCTCGGCGCGACTCAAAGTTCTAACGCGCTGCAGGCCGCGCTCGCGCAGGCACTGGCGAACAACCAACTCACCGCAGGCCAGACGGACGCGAATAGCACTATCGGCCAGGGCAACAACATCAGCGGCGCAATTGGTCAGGCGCTGCAGCAGTACCTGACCAGCCAGTACCTCAACCAGATCCAGCCGCAGAACATGACGAGGACCAGCTGATGGCACTCGATCCGTCCGTCCTGCTGCACTCGCAGCCGCTGCAGATGCCAGATCCGATGGCGACTGCGTTGAGCGCGTACAAGCTCGGCGACCTCGCGACCGGCAACCAGATGAAGCAGTATCTTCTGCAAGACTCGATGCGGAAGGATGCCGCCACGCAAGCGCTCGGACAGTTCCTGCCGGATCTGCAGGCGAGCGGATTCGACGACGCGTCGGTCCAGCGTGCGCTCATGGGTACGCAAGATCCCAACGCTCGAGCCGCGCTCCTCGACCGCGTGTCCGCAGAACGCAAAGCGCTTGCCGAGACGCAGTACAAGGGAGCGCAGACCCAAGAATCGAAGGCGAAGGCGGCGAAGGAACAGATGGACGCGATGGCTGCTGGCCTCGGTCACCTCGGCGGTCTGGCGCAGTCCGCGCTCGCCAATGGCGACGTGAACCCGCAGACGGTGGCAAACCTTGCGTTCCACGCGCAACGATTCGGTCTGGATCTGCCGCCCTACAAGATGGGCGACGACGCGAGCCAGTACCTGCGGAATCTGTCTGGGATCGCGACGACTGCTGCCGATCAACTCAGCAACCAAGCGAAGGCGTACGAGCGAGCCGTGCAAGTGCGCGCCCAGAACATGACCGCGAACAGCGCAGCGCAAGGTCACCGCGTCACCGCTGCTGCCGCAGATCCGCTCAACCTGCTCGGCATCAACAACGGCAACTTCGGCGGCGGTTTCGATGTCGGCCGCAGCAACCACCGCAGGGACCGCCGCAGTCGTTCGACAACTCGGTCGGTCTATCGGAGAAGGATCGCGCCGCGATTCAGGCCGACTCGCAGGCGTCTGGTTTCGGCGCAGCGCAGCCTGCGGGACCGCCGAACACCGCCACGACGTACGGGTCCGCTCCGATTGTGCAGGGCGCGAACGCTCCTGGTGGCGCGATTGATCGCAGTGGACTGACTGGCGACGAACTGCTCGCCACGTTGCCGCCAGCGATTGCAAACCGGCTGCGCCAGATCAAGGCTGGCGAGATCGACATGCCATCACAGAACTCGCGCAATCCGATGGCGAACCAGATGAACTTGCTGCTCTCGCAATACGACCCGCAGTACAGTGAGCCGGTCTATCAAGCGCGGCGCAAGGCGTACCTGTACATGGCACCTGGTGGGCAGGGAGGAGAGAACGTCAAGAACCTAGCGACCGCGAGCAATCATTTGGTGTCGCTGGCCGACGATTTCGCGCAACTGAACAACACAGACTTCCCGCTTGCGAACGCTGTTGGCAATACCGTTCGCAATCAATTCGGCGACCGCGGGTTGCAAAACGCGATGGGCAAGGTTGCGGCTGACGTAAACGGCGTCGCTGGCGAAATGGCGAAGGTGTTCCGTTCGTCTGGGATGTCGGTGCAGGAAATCGACGACTGGAAGAAGACGTATGGCAACAACCTCACGCCAGCCACGATGCGCGGCGCGGTGCAAGCCGCAGTTAAGCTAATGGAAGGACGGTTGCAAGCGCTCGCCGATCAGCAGAATGCTGCCTTCGGCACCAATAAGACTTGGCTCGACATGTTGCCGCCAGCGGCGCAGGCGAACGTGCAGCGCGTGATGGCGCTCGGCGACAAGGACTTCACTGGCGGCAGACCAACGCCAACGGGCGCACCAGCTGCTACTCCGCAGGCAGCACCACAAGCCGCGAGCGGCGCGTTCAAGACGATGAAGACTGAAGGCGACACGCCGCCAGATCCGCGCAGTTACCCGAAGGGAACGATCTGGGTCAGCGAAGACGGTCGCACCAAGCTCACCAACGACGGTACGACTTGGCAGATGAACGGAGGACAGTGATGGGCACGCTGATCATTCCTACTGGCGCGACTCCGCAGCCGCAGTCCTCGCCGCAGTCGAGCATCGATAGCGCTCGCGCCGGCGCATCGGCGGCGGCTGACGACATGGGTTGGGGCGACAAGGCGCTCATAAACGTCGGCGCCGGGATGGATAACCTCTGGCAGGGCGCGAAGCAACTCTTCGGCAAGGGGATGTCCGACCAAGAACTGCGCGAGAAGCGTGCGCGTGATGAAGCGCTCGCCGAAAAGACGACCGGCGGCGGTGCGCTGCAACTCGCGGGCGAGATCCTGCCGACGATGGTGATCCCAGCTGGGGGCGCCGCAGGCGCCGCAGGAAGAGGCCTTTCTGCTTTGTTTGGGCGTGGAGCCGCTGGCGTAGCTCGACTCGGCACTGTCGCTTTGATGGCGGATTCTGCCCTCATGGGCGGCGCCGCTGGCGCGTTGCAGCCGACGACATCAGACGAATCGAAGCTCGCGAACACCGCGCTCGGTGCTGGCGGCGGCGCACTGCTCCCCGGCGTGCTTGCTGGCGGCAGCGCGTTCATGCGGAAGCTCACCTCCCGCGGCGCGGCGGATCGCGCTGCAGAACAACTCATCGCGTCGCTCGGCGGCGCATCCGAAGGACAGGCCGCAGCGGACACCGTGCGGAACTTCAGCGGCAAGCAGGGGCCGTTCACTCGCGACATCCCGATGACGCCAGCGGAGATCACCCAGAACCCGGTGCTTGCGAAGCAGCAGATGGTCGCGTCTGCGGGCGACAAAAGTGGCGATTGGGCGAACTTCCGGCAAGGTCAGGCGCAGGCCCGCTACGGTGCGCTCGAGGACATCACCGCCGATGCCGCGAACGTCGATAAGCTCGCCGCCGCACGCGACACCGCGACGGGACCGATGCGCGACAAGGCACTCAAGGCCGCAGGCAAGGATCAGTGGTTCAGTGCCCCGGTCGCGCAGGCGACGCAGGATATGCTCGCTGGTGGCAGTGGATCGAACCCGGCGGTGAAATCCATCGGGAACTACGTCCAGAGTGCGCTTGAGGACGGCATCACGCCAGAGCGCTTGTACACGGTTCGCAAAGTGCTGACCGACAAGCTCTCGGGTCCGGCGCAGATCGGCGACACGTTGAGCGCCGCCGCGAAGAGCGCACAACGCGAGACGATGGGCATGATCAAATCCATCGACCTCGCGCTCGACCGTGCGAGTGGCGGCAAGTGGACGCCGTACATGGAACGCTACGGCGACCTTTCAAAGCCGGTGAATAGCGCAGCAGCGCAGCGCGACATCCTGGGCGCGTACACCAAGGATGGCGCGGCAATGGTCGGTGGTGGACTCGACGCGGTGCCCAGCGTCACGCGGTCGAACCTCGGTCGCAACATGGATCGATTCGGCGCTGACGCTTTCGGCGACAAGCTGGACTTCGGGACTCGCGATGCGTTCGGTCAACTGATCGACAACATCGGTCGCAGTGACGGGCTGATGAGCCTACTCAAGGGCACGATGACTTCGGGCGGCGGATCGATGACGGCGCCGCTCGGCAACGCGATGGAGGAATCTGCGGTCAAGGCGCTGTCGTCCAAAGATCCGACCGGCATCGTCGGCATGGTCGCAGGGCACTCGCAGTCGCTATACAAGGCTGCGCTGTCGCAGGCATTGCAGAACCCAGACGTATTCGTCCAGGGGATTACGCGCCGCCTCGCTCAAGGTAGAGCGCCGTCACCAAGCGAGCAGTTCGTCCTCCAACTCGTTCGCTCAAGCGGAACGCTGCCGGTTCTAGCCAACGCGCAATCGAGATAGCGCATCCCCAGACAAAGACCATCACCAGTGGGCGAAGCAGCCCGACCAAAAACGCACTCATCGCTGAGAATCTACCATGCCTTCACCAGTACTAGGAACAGGCTTTTTCCGAGGTTTCCTTGCCAACGGTGCGCCCAACGCGGGCGGCAGCGTCTCGACATTCGCCGCGGGCAGTGCGACGCCGCTGACGACCTACCCGACCGCTGCTGACGCGGCAGCGGGCACCAACGCCAACGCGAACCCGGTCGTGCTGAACGCGAGCGGCGAGGCGCAAATCTGGGTCAACGCGCTGTCCTACAAGTTCGTGATGAAGGATAGCGGCGGGGCGACGCTGGAGACGGTGGACAACTATTCGCCAAACACTGCTGCGCCGTCGCCGTCGCCGTCGCAGTGGGTGCAGGCGCTGAATCCGACTACCCTGCTCGCACCTGTTTTCGCGTTCCTCACCGGGACTTCGTTCAGCATCAACCTGAACGGCCTGACCGACATGACGCTCTCGCCATACTTCCTCGGGCCGGGAGATCGCATCCGCACGCAGAACAACTCTGGCTTCGTCTATTCGACCATCGTGTCGATCACTGGCGCGATTCCCAATGTGATCACCGTGGTGAACGACGGCGCGAGCGTCATCGACGCCGGCATCAGCGCAATGTACTACGGGTTGATGCGTTTCTCGTCGCCCAGCGCTCCGGGATACCTCGATCCGCGCACCGCGGTCAATACGACGAAGAACGGCAATCAAGTCGGCGTGGGAGCTTCGGCGAAAGTGACAGCATGGAATGCCGCCTCTCCCGATCCGCTCGGTGAGTTCACGACGCCGCAGTTCACTTGCAAGTATCCCGGCCGCTATCTGGTCAACGTGCAGGCGCACGTCAGCGACAGCACTGTGGCTGGCGTCACTATAACTTTCGGCATCGGCGACAACGGCGTTGCGCTGTTCCAATCGCTCTACTCGGCACCAACGGTTGCGAATGCGCCCGTCACACTCTCGTACACCAAAGTGATGACGCTGACGGTGGGTCAAGTGATCGCAGCGTGGTGGACCGCCCCGGCTACCACCACGCTTTTCGGCACCAATTCGATGATCAACGTAGTGAGAATTCCGTGAACGATGATAGAGACGATGAAAATCAAAGTAGGCGACATGGGGACAAGTGGCAATTCAAGCGGGAAGTCAGCACTGGCGATCTGCTGATCGCGGTCGGCTTCATCGTGTCAGCGGTCATGGGGTACACGTCGATGGATAAGCGCATCACGGTGATCGAAGAGAAGCAAGCGATGCAGGCACGGATCGATGACAAGCAGGACGCCGCGTTGCGCGACGGGATGCGCCGGATCGAGGACTCTCTGAACAACATTCAGAACTTCCTGCGGGACGCCAAGAAGTGACGCCAATGTTTCAGAGCAAGCTCAACGTCATCTGCGCCTCGCTCGGCATCGAGCCGGCGTGGCTGCTGGCGTGCATGACTTTTGAGTCGAGGCTCGATCCAGCGAAACGCAACATCGTTTCTGGCGCGACTGGATTGATCCAGTTCATGCCAGGTACTGCGCGTCGCCTCGGCACGACCACCGACGCGCTCGCGGCAATGTCAGCAGAGGATCAGCTCGACTATGTTGAACGGTACTTTGCGGACTATCGCGGCAGACTTGCGACGTTTGAGGACACCTACATGGCAATCCTCTGGCCGATGGCAGTCGGCCAGGCGAACGACTACGTTTTGTTCCGGGCTGGCACCACTGCATACGACCAGAACAAAGCGCTCGATATTGGCAGCAAGGGTTACGTCACCAAAGCCGATGCCGCGAGCTTCCCGGCGAAGTACCTGACCAACGCACCGCAAGTAGCACCAGTTTCGACACCACAAGGAACGACCATGCCACTCGCTCTACTGATTCCACTGATCACCGCCTTCGGTCCTGCGCTCGCGAACCTCATCCCGCAGATCGCGAAGATGATGAAGCCCGACTCGATCTCGTCGGCGAAGGACGCCGCGAACGTTTCGCAGATCATCGACGTGATCACAAAGGCCGCAGGCGCACCGAACCTTCAGGCTGCTGTCGAGCAGATGCAAGCCTCGCCGGATCTGGTGAAGACCGTGACGACTGCGGTGGTCAACGATCCGCAGATCATCCAGATCCTCGAGGTCGGCCAGGGCGGCATCGCTGGCGCGGCGGAACGTGGACTCGCGATGCAGAACTCGGAGCGCCCGTTCTGGTACAACCCGGTGTTCTGGATCTCAATGATCATGCTATCGATGCCGATGATGCTGCTGGTCGATTGCCTGTTCATTCACCCGTACACCTACGACGCCGCGACGAAGACGCAGATCGTGACCGCGACGCTGGTGATTATCTCTCTGATCGGCGCGTTCTGGATGGGTACGAGCGCAGGCTCGATCAAGAAGGACGCGACCATCGCGGCGCAGGCTGGCGTGCCGCAGCAAAGCTAACCCATGGCAATGCCGACACTCTCCGGTCTTCTCGCCGCGATTGAGGACGCGAGGCAGCGTGCTGGATCGTACGTCGCCGACGCCGCAGAGCAAGTGCGCGACAACCCGTGGCAGGACACCGCGAAGAACGTCGGTCGCGGAGTCGCGGTGGGCGCCGGTCAACTCGCGGACATGAACCCGTTCCAAGCGCAAGGCAACTCTGGCTCGATGCTCGCCGACGCGCTCAAGTCTGCTCTGGGGTGGGGCGACACCCCGGTCGAGAACATCACCTCCTTGGCTGGCCCACCGATCAAGACTGCCGCCGCAGGCGCGGCAAAGGTCGCAGGGATGGCAAAGGCCGGGGCGCCAACGCTCGCAATGCTGCTCCATGCTGCTCAGGGTGGTGGGAGGGCCGCAGACGCGCTAGGCGAGCTTCCTGACGGCATTCGCGCCGTAGTCCGATTCGGCGGCAAGGAGTTCGATGGGGCGACGCATATCGAGGCGATGAAGAAAGCCGCTGCCGCGGGCTTGCTCGACCTGAAAGCACCGAAGCTCAACCGGGAGATGGGCGACACGATTGACCTGTTCAGCGTGCCCGGAAAAGGAATCCTGACCCGCGACGAGGTCGGGGCGTTGTACGACGGCGCGAAGCGCACCGAGGATCTGCGTGCTGGCGAGGCCGCTCGTCAAGCAGAAGCCGACGCTCCGGTGACGACGAAGGAGTCGGTGCCAAGTGGCGCAGCTGGCGCGGTCGAGGAAGCTCCAGCCGCGGCAGTCCCAGAGAAGTCGCGTGTCTGGACGCCAAGCACCGGCTCACTGTTCGATCTGACCAAGCTCCATGAGAACCCGTCGTACATGACCGACCAAGCGCTGCAGCGATTGGCGCCCCCGAAGAAGGGCATTCCCGACTACGTCCAATCGCGCATCGACACGCTCGGCGACACCTACAACCCGCTGGTCGAGCGCGGGCTGCAGAATGGTGGTCGCGAGTGGTACAACCAAGAGCCGCTGCGGAAGATCTTCCTTGAGGAACTCGGGCCGGAAGAAGGCGCGAAGCGCTTCGATATGTGGAACCAATTCATCGCGGCGACCTCGCCTGGAATGGGCGTCGGGCGCAACCAGAAGCTCGCCTCGTATCTGCAGGCGCAGTACGGTCAGGGCAACCTCGGAATTGGTCGCGCGCTCGATCCGACCGGAAGGATGGAATTGCCTACCGGGTACAACCACCAATACCAAGGTCAGGTGAACGAGAAGCTCGCCGACATTCTCAACAACGGTTCGCTGAACTCGGAGCTATACCCGAAGACATCTGGGTTCGGCGCGAATCTGAGTGGCAACTACACTCCGGTCGCGATTGATCGCCACGTTGTGCGCGGCATCGATCTAGTCGGCAAGAATGGCAAGCCGCTTGAGGCTCCAGAGGGCGCGTGGTACGGCTCACTGGAAGCCAAGATCGCCGAGGAAGCGCGGAAGATGGGCGTCACGCCAGCGCAGTACCAAGCAGGCGGCTGGATCGGCGGCGCCGATCAGACCAACGTCACCGACGCCGCGCCGTTTATGCAGATCCTTCAGCGTCAGATGATTGATGCGGCCCAGAAGACGGGGAAGACCCCGGCGCAGTTTCTCCGGGAGTTTGTCCACGGGACAGAATTTCTTCGGTGAAGGCGAGAGCGAGCGTATGCAGCGCACTCATCGAGATGCCTTGCAGGGCTTCGACCGGGATGCCGCTCACTTCCGACAGTTTCTCGATGGTGATCGAGTGCTTGCGTAGTATCTCTGGGACGTTCATTATTCCCTCATGGACTCGTTGATCGTACGTCTGGCAATCTGGCTTGCAGCCAACCCGGCGGGCCAAACGCTCGTCGTCGTCGCGACCGCAGCGATTGTGATCTACCTGGTGCGCTCGCAGTGACCGCTATCGTAGTACTGTGTTTCTCTCTCGCGATTATCTTCGTCGCGATTTTGTTGCTACTCCCCCGCGGCGATCCCGTCGTGGTAACACTCAAAATCAGAGGTGCAATCATGGCAGATGTAAACAAGCCGTTCGCATTCGTGGTCGAAGCGTTCAACGCACTCGGTCGCGTCGTACAAGACACTGGCATCACCGTGTCGCTCTCTGGCGTACCTGGCACCGCGACCGTCGATCCCGCCGGCACCAACGGTGTCTTGACCGCGACTGCAGAGGGCGGCGCAATCTTGCAAGCAACGGATGGAAAGATCGTCTCCGCACCGTTCACCGTGGACGTGGTGGATAACACCCCCGCAACGCTCGTCATTCGCGCAGCATGAACGCGAGCCAATACTTCATGCATCTCTCCCCGGTGAAGGTTGCCGGGGGACTGGTGTCTCCGTACGCGAATGCGCCGCGCCCACTCATCAGCGAGTGGGTCGCGAACGGCACTGGCGTGCTGACGTGGCAGAACCCAGACGGCAGTGGTGCGTCGTCTGAGTATATGGCGACGATGAATGGTTTCTGCTACATGACCGGATACGGCGACGCTCCTTCGACAGGGATGAAGTATCCGGTGACTTCCATCGCGACCGACTACGTCGATCTGGAGACTGGCTACAACGCGCCGCTTCCCGCTGGGCCTGCGTGGTACGCGCCGCTGATCATTCCGCGCAACGGATTCATGATCCGCCAGTGGGGACTGTGCAACGACACCAAGTGGTTCTGGGAGTCGCGCTTCCAGCCCGGCGTCACCGTCGCCAACCCATGCTGGATCAACGGGCCGACGACGAAGACGGAGTGCATCCAGCAGACGGAGTGCTGGTGGTGGGGCGACTCGCGCGGATGGGCAATCGGCAGCGGCGGCAACCCATTCGCACCGGACGGCACGCCGCGCGATCCGCACGCCGTGATGGGCTACGACTCGACCTTTGCACCAGGGGTTGGATTGTGGACACACAAGTCGATCAATCCGACTGCGGCAGAGGTCTGCCTGTACTCGCGCTGGAACTATTGAGCGGTGACACCAGACGATGACGCGATCATGCTCTTTCACGCGACCTCCGCGATCCGATTCCCGATCCAGCGCATCACCGGAACCGCCATCGAATTCCCAAGCGCTTTGTATCTGGGACCGTCTGCCGCAGGCTTCCCGCGGAACGGCACGAGCGTGTAGTCGTCTGGGAATCCCTGCAGGCGCTCGCACTCGCGCGGCGTGAGGCGACGCACTGCACCAGCAGACGCGAGGCAGGGCCGCATATCGCTGGTGTCGCCCGCGTCCGCGCCGTTCAGCGCTGGGACGACATCGGACGGTTGCCCTCGCCCGTTGCGACCTATGCGGGGTTGAAAGACGACGGCTTCCTGGTCGCCGCGATCCGCTTCCTTCGACAGCGGCGGGAACACATCGTCTGGGGCGCCATCCTTGTCTCGCGTGAAGTGCGATGGCTTGAACGAGATCGCGACATCGGCGAACGCAATCGCCGGGACATCTGGACTTGCAGCGAGAGTTGGGAACGGGTCACCCGGAAGCGGCTGCGAGCGGTTGTCTGGCGATGTGATCTGTCTGGGATCGAACGCGATCAGCGGCGTCTGGTTGTTGATGTGCTTGCCGAGGTTCGCTTGGGTCAGCGTGAAGCCGTCGCTGCCCTCGGCGTTGGTGACGATCAGCGAGTCGGCGTCGTCGGCGGTTCTACCTGGGCCGTTTGCGCCGCCGCCGTTAGAGCATCCCGCAATTGGACCGGCAACGTCTTTCCCCGATTCTCTGCTCGGCGCAAGATCCCCGCGCAGGCTCGCACGCTCAAAAAGTACCGCGGCGGCACGTTGCCATCCTCTAGAATTTGCGACAACGAACACGCGACGCCGTCGCTGGGGAACTCCGAAGTATTGAGCGTCAAGAATTCG